AGATCAGTTTTCATACTGGTCATGCCACAACCAATATCTACTCCTACAGCATTAGGAACTACTACATTTCGTGTAGCCAGTACGCCACCAATTGGCATTCCATATCCTTGGTGTGCATCTGGCATTATAGCCACATGATGAAAAGCAAAAGGAAGATTAGCCAAGTTTCTGGCTTGTTTCTCAGCCCCTTCTTCTAAATCATCTAGCCACATTTTAATCGGGATGGTTTCATCTGAAATTACTCGCATGATTATAGCCCTTGAATTACAACTGTTGGTGGTGTAGGTTGTGTTACCTCAGGGATATGCTTCTCTACCAGTTCAAGAACAAACCATGGGAACCAAAAACTCTGCCAGCCATCTTTTAGTAATATTCCAAGATCATTGTTGATAGCAATAACTTCATACTTATTGGTAATGAGTATGTCCATGTCCTCCACCCATGCAGCCTGCCACCCTAGCTCGTAAGTCCTAGACTTTCTTAGAACCCGGACTTTATCTCCAACTTCAATACCACAATCCTTTTGCAATATATTATAAGCTTCTGTACTTGTCATTTCAATTCTCCTAACATATTACATTCCTGATTAGCTTTTTGGAACAGAAACGCTGTAAACAAATCATGTGGTTTTTGCTCTTTAATAGGCTGGTCAATTGAACCAACCAACCTAGCTGCATCTACTAGATCAAGCTCACCCCTTATCTCCATAGTGCGAACAGCATTTGTCATATCGTTTTTCCACTGATTTTTGTAAAGCATTTTCTCCTCCCATTATTTTCATCAAATGCCCTGGTCATTACCTTATTAGCTTCTACTCTCCCATTGCACAACGAGATACAAACCCACAGCCAAAAAGCTGCCGGTATAATCACAATACAAGCCAACATAATCTTAATGGTTTTCATTATGTTTCTCCACATTATGAGCTATTTGTGTAAGAAGAATAGCAGCTATAATCATCTTAGGAGTTATCTCAGTTGTTAGTACCAAATAAGCCACTATCCATAAAGATAGAACCAAAACGAGATTGGCAATAGAGCATATAATCTTAAGCATTTTATCTCCACCATTTATAGTGAGCTAAACACAAAAGTAACATAAACGGTCCAACTAAAGCACCAACTAGAATATAAGGCAGATTAAACTCTCTAAAGCTTTTCCACCAATCTATATGAGCAGCTAAAGCACCCAGCAATAACCAACAAATTACAATTATCCAAATCATTTTAGTCTCCAATCTTAATGAACAAAGTCCAAGTGGCTGATATTGACCCAGAGAGTGCTAAACCCATGTTCCTTGTATTCTCTTTCCAGTTGTTGACAATAGTCTAGTTCTTTGTTAGGAGTAGTGTGAGCCCGTTTTGCCTTCTGCTCATCTGGAGGTGTTACCCAAAGTTGTTCCATCATGGAAGTAAACCTTAAAGAATTGTCAATTAAACTTTAATTTTTGATTTGAGTTTGAGTATAAGAAAACTATTTACTTGAAAGTATATGGCAAGTGCAAAAAACAGTTGAGCCCAGTGACATCCTGGATACTTAATAAGGATAATACACGGTGCAATCATTTCAATAAATATTCTGAAAGCAAATCCAAACAAGAACAAGATGGCAAACAATAGTTTCCAAATCATGCTACCCCCTAATCACAAAAGTAATAATAGATGTCATCCATTGTATAACCACCAACCATTTCCACCCAAGTTTCTCCCATTCTGTTTGTTATAACTGTTGGCCTTTTAGGCAATGGTAAAGTATTTGGATTTGGAAGTCTCTGTTGTCTAGGTCGTTGTTTCATAATCTAATCTCCTATTTACAAGAAATCAGTGACTTGGCAAAGGATGTTATAGCCCTGTTACACACATAAAGGGGCAGACTCCAGTATTTATAATAGACGGTTTTCTGAACCAGTGTATGCGTCCGTTTCTAGGGTGATTACAACTATCTAGTTCAACGGACATCCTAAAATATTTGCAACCAACACAGTACTTATTCTCTTCCAACCTAATCTGTTCATGTTCTGGAGAAATTCGTGCCCAGCTGGGACGATACAGCTTTTCTGTGATGTGCATGATATCTCCTATAAGGTAAAACATTCAATTGCTTTTTGTTCTTCTAATTCTCTTAGCACTGTTTTCCACATTTCCTCATAATCGGTGCTGTTTGCCCTATTATATTTATGGCAGTATCGTTTGCCTCTTATGTCTATGTTTGGGTTGTTTGCGAAGCGATCAATAGCATCTTCTATTTCTTTACTAGGCATTTTATTCTCCCTTAAAGATTGAAGTGCTTTTCTATTGCCAGGTGTATTTCTGTTTTGGAAACGTCCGCGTACTGGTCAAGATGAAAATTATGCTCTCCATTAGCTAGTACAGGAACACAATAATTACTATAGTCATATTGCCCAAGATAAACAGTATAATTCCACCCAGGAGTGGGCCACTAAATACAATCTTGCTAGGCACAATCTTTCCCTTATTTTTCATGTCTAATCCTCTATCAAGACATATACAACGTCGTCAGCCTCAAATTCTGTCAATTCCCCATTGACTACCATACCGTTAATGGTCTTGATTAGACTCCAAAAGTAGTAATCATATATTTTCATAATCTAATCCTTTTCCAAAAATAATACGCAACACAGCACTCAATACCCTTGACCGGACTCGAACCGATATTTACCATCCGAGAAATGGTTGTCCTAAACAGACTTGTCTGTTAAGGTCTGACAAACAGAGTTTGTCTGCTATTCCAATTAGACGACAAGGGCAAAATGATTAGTTCCAGAATCCTCCCCAGTACAGTAGGCTAGACCAGATTGTCACATTTAGCAATCTACCAAAGAAATTGTAGTGGCCTTTTATTGGCTCGTCATCATTAGTCAAATGGCTATAAACCCCGATAACAAACAAACATATGACAATGATTTGTGGTGCGTGCATGTGTTCTCCCATTAACCCCGATGCTATTTTTTGTTCCGTTCACAAGGTGGATTCTGTTTCTTTACTCGTACCATCACCTCCAAAGGAAGGGCAATAGTGCCCTTCCTAGTATATCAGTTCTAACATCCTGTTAGAACGGGGCCGGTGCCAGATCGGCCACTACTGCCTTGCTACCACTACGCAGCTGTTCCACCATGCTGGCAAGATACTCTGTCAACTCGGACTCGATGTAATCAAAAGCCATATCCGACTTCGGGAACGGCACCGAGCCTGTACTCCAGTTACGGCCCACAATGCTAATGGCCTTCTTAGCCTTAGCGACGTCTTCCGCCAGAAGCACGCCGCAGAACTGGGCAATGTCAAAGCCCGGCTTGGCCTTCTGCTCCTTGTACCGCAGGGCCTTAGTCATCTTCGGCGTCTTGTCGTCCGACGGAGCGGTATTGCTGTGCGTTGTAACGTTCTGATCTACCATGATAGTTTCCTTTGTTCCAAAATATAGATTGTACGCGAAGTCATCTACGTATGACTTCCGTCGCTGCGGATATTCTCATAACCTTTGACTAGCAAGTACAGAGCCAGGATTAGTATCGCCAATTCCATTATTAGACCCTCTCATTACCGTTCGCAGTTTACGCATAATTCCGTGTGTGGGTCAACGATAACCACGGGCTCTTTTTCTCATGGTCTTCCTTCTAGGAAAGTGAAACTTCCCAACATTGACAATCTTCGATTGTCAATCAAACAGATCATAAGGGATACCCGGTTAGTACGTTTTGGCCGGGTATCCCGTTACAGTCTGTTAGCAAGACTCTCCAGTCTCATTGTCATACCACACGCCATAGTAGTAGTACGTACCAGTGTGCATGATACTTGCAAAGGTGTTCATTGCGAAATGATGGAGTCGTGATAGCATTGTCTTGCCCCTTGCTGGCCACCATTGGCCTCTACTATAGTATACACCCGATCCGTCTTGATGCAAATGCCTTGCCCACCAAATGGAGAAAATGGTGAGATTCTGTTACCGGACCTAACAGTAGATGGTACCCAATGTAGTCCCATAACACAAACCGTCCCATAATCATAGATGGTGACCAGGAGTCCCATAATACCCAAGTCCCATAACCACATGAGTGTTATCAGACGTACCGTGTCGGCTATAGTGTTATCGGACTCACAGTGCCAGCACAAGGTTATCGGACATAGCTAGCTCTCTGTTATAGGACCTAAGCCCCATACTGGTTATCGGACCCAGGGGGAGGTAGGCTAGTGTAGTAGTAGAAGGTAGGGGAGGTATATGCATGGTGAGAATTGTGTACATTTTGGGGGAAATGTTTAAGTGCTAGGGAGGATAAGTCGTTGTATATACAGGGGTTACCTCAAGGCGTGGTAATACTTAAGGGCCCGATTATATATTTTTAAATAATGGTCAAGGCCATCTATCATATACATTTTGGAAACGAAGTACTTGGTGATAAATATTATGTGTGTTAAAAAATGTGGTAGCAAGCTCTGCTTGCAATACTTGTAATCGTAGATTACTAGGGGCTAATAGTGTTAGGATTAGTAGCACTACAGCCCCAAGGTCTATTCTGTTTAGGCCCTAATCAGGTGAGATCCTAGGGATGGGGGTTAGAAAGTAGATACAAGTAAAGGGGCGGCCTGAAATTTTTGAAATATTTTGAATCTGGGGAAATTGGATTCAAATCTGGGTAAAGTCTAGATTCAAGAGATTTGATTTAAAGGGCACCAGTCTTATCAAAGATAATCTTGTTTAGCTTGTTAATATCACGATTCCAATAAGAGTTCCTTCTCTCGGGCCTCTCCCAGCCCCACTTCTTCTCTGCTGTACTGGCATCAAACCAATGCTCACACACCATTGGCTTCGCAATCCAAGTATAGTTCCCCAACCTTTCAGCCCAATATTTACACTTGCCAGAATTCATGTTAGAGCCAAAATTAACGTGCCCACAGGTAAGACAACATTTAGATAGTTTTATCATTGTCATAATCCATATAAACAATATTCTTTAAATGCCTCTTCCAATTACAGTTTCTACACACTACCTCAAATCCCGGAGGAAAACCTTCCCTCTTCAATCTACGATAAATTTCCATTCCATCTGCCTGTCTGACTCTTCGTTCTTTTGTACCTCCTCCATTAACATGGTCTATTGTTAGAACATCAAAATCTGAGATGCCACAGTCTTTGCAAAGACATCCACCATATGCTTCAAATGTATTTCTTTTGGAGCGTTTACGAAAGTTAAACTGATACTCCCTTAATTTCTTTCCATCAATTTTATGGTCCTTGCGATATTGAATAGAAAATAATCTATGTGCTTCCTTTCTACAGCCTGGGCAATATTTTGCATTTCGATGTGCTGTGGATAAAAGAGCTTTGTTACAAATTGGACAAATCTTATTTACACTCTGCATATGACTTCCCTATCTTAATATCAACCTTAAAAGGAACTGATAAGCTTACTGCATTTTCCATACAGTTTCTTAAGCATTCTTTTACTTCTTTAACATACTTAGGATTTAATACCTCCAAAAGGAATTCATCGTGGATTAAAAGAATGATCTTAGCCTTCCACTCAGGATGCTTCTTCAGCTGGTCATAAATCTTTCTACCAGCAATCTTGGCCTGATCGGCTGCAAAGCCTTGGATCTTAAAGTTAAACGCCTGTCTGACACATCTGTCCTTTGAAGGCTGCTTGTGACCTGCATACTGAGGCAGCACCTTAAAGTCAGGGAATCTACGCTTTCTGCCCATTAGAGTTCTGACTTCCTGGTTCTTCCAGAGTTCATTAGGAATAGTAGCCATCTCTGTCTTGACTTTGGGATAAGCTTCAAAGAATCCATCTACCCAGTCCTGTGCTTCCTCACGCGATACACCCTGCCTCCAGGCGATTCCAGCTGCTGTACTTCCATAGACAATGGGAAAATTTGCTCCATTCTTTGCTCTATATCTTTCAGAATGGTATTTGTCTTTTGCAATTGTGTGGCCAGCTGACTTGTTGATAAGACTTTCCTCTTCAAGTCCAAGATTGAAAATGTGATTAGCAGTGACGAGATGAAGATCGTGATCGTTAGCAAAAGCATATTTTATCCTTTCATCTTGTGTTATCTCTCCTAAGATCCTGAGTTCTTGTCCTGAGTAATCAGCACCAATGAGAGTTCCAATTGTTGAAAATATCTTACGATAATTAACGGTTGCATCTCGAACATTGGGCAATTGTTGTAAATTCGGGTTTGACATAGAAGTTCGCCCAGTCTTGACAATTCCGACATTAGGTCTAATTCTTCCGTCTTCATCTATCATTCCCCATGCAGGTAAAATATAACTTGAATGCAGCTTATTCAACTGCTTGTAAGTAGCTAGCAGGTCTACAAACTCATTACCTTTAAGACGATCTAGTGTTGTTTTGGAAACACTCCAAGCCCCGGAATCACTCTTCTCCTTGAGTGGGAGCCCAAGCTTTAAAAGACAAGCAACCAACTGCTGTGAAGAGTTGAAGTTGACAGGGCTCTTACGGAACTTCTGACCAAACAATCCTTCTTGAAGATTAGCCTTCTTGCCCACTTGATCCAACATCTGATCTTCTGTGCTAAGGATATTCATTTCAACAGTACACTGCAAGTTAGCCAGTTCTTCCTGGTCAATGAAGACTCCATTCATCTCGATCTCAGCAGCTACTGGGATAAAGTCCATCTCAATCTTGAATACTGTCTCTAGTCCTTCTTCCTTGAGTCTAGGAGCAAACAACTCATAGAGCCCATAGGTAAGCTCTGCGTCAATGATACCATAGTCATAGAATTCCTGGGAGTGCCAATCAGAGTATTGATCCCACTTACCGGCTTTGCCTGTTCCAAAATAGTACTGGGATAGGTTCTCTAGCGAATGTGATTGTCTATTCTCATCAAGTAGAAAAGAAGCAAGATAGGTACAAAATAAGGAAACGCTTCGGTTACTGCAATCAGGTACTGGCAGATCCAGCCCGGCAGGTCGTAGAACAAACTTGGTGAGACACTTGAAATCGAACTTAGCGTTGTGAGCAATAAACAAACCACTATAAAACATCCTGTAAAGATATTGAAATATTTCATCTTGCTCTCCATTCTCCCAAAGGTCGATATATAGGGATCTGTCTCCATCACAGAAGGAAACCCCTACTGGTTCCATCTTGAGGTAGTTAAGTCCCGTTGTCTCAAAGTCGAATGCCAGGACACTAGGAGAGGTATCAAACCACCTCTCAACTTCCTTAACAGTTTTAGCAAATGTTCTAATCATCTTTCACCTTTTCTTGATCTCATTTATCAACACGGACAACGCTGCCAGCCACATGGCAAACAGCACCAATGCAAATCCCAGTCCTTCCATTTTAACCCTTCCTTGTTTCTTCAAAGGATCTTTTAAACCTCTGTATCATTTCTAGTTCTTCTGTCAGAGCCTGGATACCATTTTGATATAGTCCAATAACTTCTGCCAATATCTGACTCTCTCGAACTGGGTGTCTCTTTAACTTTCTAGTCATTGTGAAATCTGACTTCAACCACTCAGGCTCATGGGGCTTAGTCATAGCAAAGTAAAAGGCAGACTCTTCTAGCCCAATAGTTTTACACAGTCCTTTTAGGTCTTTAGGCAATTTTAACTCCTTAAAATTGACAATTTTGATAAGATGTAAACATCTTATCTATTCATAGTTTCTATCCAATATCCTCGTTAAGCTTTTCAATTGTCTTCTCGAACGCATGGTCATCAGTATATAGCTTCTCCATAACATATAGAGGGTGGCCATATCCTGTGTCAATATACAGTTTATATTTCTCACACATCTTTCTATAGTTATCAACGAATTCCGCACGATCAGTCCATGTTGCCATTAGAATTTCTCCTTGTATTGAATAGTCATTACTTCTACAGGGAATACTTCGGTTACTTCATCCCAATTCCATTCATAGCCCATATCGCTCAAATCACCATCACCTGTGCATGTTGCATCCGGAAAGCTAAAGAACTTATCACCTACCTTAACTACACGTTCAAAGTATATAATCCACCTATGCTGGTCATGGCTTCCTTCATAGACAGTATTGGCTTCTATCAAGGTCTCCTCATACCAACTGTCATCAAACTTAGACTTGTCATATCCCTGCTTTACCAACTCATCTGCCAAATAATCTTTAATCTTTTGTGTGTTCATTAGAATTTCTCCATATTAGAATTTCTCTACTATCCAGGAGTCCACCGAATCACCCTGTTCTTCCCGGAGTTGATCCCAGGACAGGGGCCGTCGTATGGCCTCGTATTGTCTTTTACTTACCCGATAGGCTCGGAACCTATTCTCTTTTGCAGTTTGGTGTACTTCAGGAAAATTAGCTTTAAATTGACTCACTTGATAATGCACAGCTTTTGCCGTTACCTGAAGTTCTCTGGCAATTTCCCTGGCCTTCCAGTATCCTCCGTCAAAAGCACCCCAGAATTTTATAACATCCCAAGCCTTTAGCAGCACCTTCCTTTTCTTTTTAGATATATCCTCCTTGTTCAGCCATCCATTCAACACTCTGTTGTCCATGACACTGCTCCTAAAAAGTTGATAAAATGTCCTTCACTATATATAATACGAATTTGAGCCAAGGATGTTCGAAGAAATCTCGGAATTCTGGGAATATTTCTCCCCTCGAACTCCCACTAGCCGGGTAGGGATGTTAGGCAATCGCTGAACAGAGGACCCTCTAGGCCCATATTTAGTAGAGAAAACCAGAAATAAAATATAATTTTTAATCCCCTATGTAGTAAGGAGTTATGAAGAGGGCAATGTCACCACCCCCTCTAAAAAGGCTGTTTTAGGTAATTTTCGCGGTAGAACTATAGAGTAGAGAATATCACTAGTATAAACACAGGAGACCACAACAGTAAGAGGCGTCAGCCTCCCTCAGTACAGACCGGGAGTGCTGAAAAGCCTCACCTACTATAGTAGATTTTGGAAGGCAGAGCCAGAAAAGAAAAACATGTTCCTGCCTATAGGATAAAACCGAGAACTATGAATTCTAAAGCTTACTGCAAGAAGTGCCATAGATGGCGAAGCACCACACACTTTAATGAAAGGCAGGACCGATTCGGTTATCAAGCCTTCTGTAAATCGTGCTGTCGTCGCACTCCGCTCCTTGTGAGAACGTGGGTTTATCCTAATTGGCAGAAGGTTGTAGAACGGGTATCTCGTACTATTGACTACCCTATTGAATCGAATCGCGGATATGGAAGGATTAAGTAGTGAAAAATACTGCCATCTCAAATATGAAACGCAGTGTTTATATTCATCAGACAAATGAATATTTTACTACGTATGAAGACGCGGC